ATTGTTATAATATAACATTACAAATGAGGTATGTCAATTCTGCATAGGTAGAGTCAAGCTATGCAAAAATTAGATATCTAATAATTGCATACACTTAAAAGTTGTATTGCGAATGATTATCAATCTCAATAAGGGTGCGACATAATTATACAAGTTAGCGAAAAATAACTCTAAAAAAAATTTAATAATTAGTGGACATAACTATTTTAAATCTATACAAATTTAAGATGATTAAATTTATAAATATAAATAAATTATATTGGTTTAATTATATTAATAAAAAGGTGGTTAAAATGAGCAAAAATAAAAATATGCTTGAACAAGCTGAAGACATTAAAAATGAAGATTTAATGGACAGCTTAAAATCAAATGAACAATTAAAAAAGGCATTAATTAAAGCCCGAAATTTAAGTAGGTCTTTAAGAGATGACATTGTTCCAATGTTAGCAAAAGCAGTCAATTCAGTTATGACTGAAATGCTACAAAATAAAACTGAAATAGCTGATTGGAAGACAATGAAATTTTTAAGAGGTCATTGTTTTAATCAAGCAGGTTATGACAGAAAAAAAGACCTTAACCAAAACTTTGAATTATCAGTTACAATGGCAGTAAGATTAGCAATTATGACTTATGACAATTCAAATGAATTTCAAATTACAAAAGATAATGAAATTCTAGTTATGGATAAGATCGCAACACCTTACATTGAACAAACTAAAAAAGGTCAAAAGGGTGGAAAGAAAAAAGTAAAAAATGATAGTGAGGAATTAGTCCAAATTGTACCGAGTGCAATTAATACAATATGGGCTACAAAATATCCGACTACAAAAAGACCAAATGCAAAACCAAAAGAAAATATTAGTGCTACTTTAAAAAGTGCATTAAAAGTTTTGGAAGACTTGCAAAACATTTGTGAAAGTAAAAACCCTCAAAAGATTGCTGAGAGAATTACTGACGAAGACGCAGGTGTTATTGGTAGTTATAGCTTGATTGATTTTGCGATGATTAGAAATACTTTTGCAAAATATGAGAGTGATATAAATGGTGATGTAAAAAAAATAGCTTAACAACATTTAAACTAAAACTTAAAGCCCCCCTCGTAATACAGGGGGGTTTTTTTTTGTGCGTCTTAAAAAATAATTAAGTGATTAACAAGGTACACCATAGCTACAAAAATTTACTCTCCCCCAATCTCTCCCAAGTGTTAACCCAAAAAAACCTCAAGGAAATTTTGGGGCTACACCATTTTATCTAATAGAAATTATTTTTTGTATATGTGATTGACCCCCAAAGCTCTAAGGGATACGCAGGGGACACGGGTACCCCATATATACATACATACCCAGTTACCAGAAAATACCCAAAGTCCATGTAAACCACCTAGTGGCCATATTTTAGGGCTAAATATTCCGACAATATTCCTATAAAACTACCTAAGTATCCCCTAGGGGGTTGTACAAATACATACCCTATAGATGTAAAGGCTCCCCTGGGGGTCCTAATAACATTATACACCTCTTTTCCAATTTTGTCTAGTACCAAATTGACGCAGATGTAATTATTTTAAAAAAATACTTGACAAAATTGAATATAAGCACTATAATAGGAAGTATATATTATTCAAAGGACACACATACACGCACATATCTAATAAGACAAAAGGGGTCGTCACGAATAATATAAAATTTATGCTAGATCTAGACATAGAAAAAACAAAAAAACTTCCTTTTAAGGAAATAATGGAGATAATTAATGCAAGACACGGGTTCTTCTATAGTAAAAACTCAAAAGAGAAACTTAACCGATATGCAGGAAAAGTTTCTAGACGTACTTTTCGGAGAAGCAAGAGGAAATCCACGAGAAGCAGCAAGAATAGCAGGCTACTCAGAGCATAGTTATCCAAAAGTTATACGGAATTTAAAAAAAGAGATTACAGAATTGGCGGAGATCCACCTATCAACACACTCTGCCAAAGCAGCTACTCGGTTAACAGACCTACTAGACGAAGACGGGACCACACCACACTCTAATATTCGTCTAGCAGCTGCTAACTCTTTGTTAGATAGGGTAGGAATTGTAAAAAAAGATCAATTAGATATAAATATGAAAGCAATGCATGGAATATTTATATTACCGCCAAAAGATGGAACCGATAAAGATCAAAAGAAGAGCTAGGACCATTCCATTTGGCTTTAAACAGTCACAAGATCCTAATTATCTGGAACCTGTGAAAGAAGAATTACAAGCTCTTGACCAAGCACGAGAATATTCAAAGACTTGTTCGTTAAGAGAGACAGCTCAATGGCTACATAGAAAAACAGGAAGATATATATCACATGTCGGACTCAGAAAAAGACTCGCAAGAAATAGCACCACCGAAACCGAAGCGAATAGTTCAACAGAAAGCCAAGAAGTCAGTCAAACAGATTCTAGCTCGCACTCGTAAGAAGGTTGCAAAGGCAGAACAAACTCTACGTTCTGCTAAACAAGCAGCGGAAAATACAAAAAATAAACTGTTAACTATAAACAAAGCATTAACAGGAAAAGAAACTCAACTTCTTACAGAGGACATAATCGAGAGTGCTCCAAAAAATGTGCAAGAGCACATAAATCAGCAAGATGTAATCTTTAAACCTAACTCAGGTCCACAGACACAATTTCTTGCAGCTTCTGAAAGAGAAGTATTTTATGGTGGAGCAAGAGGCGGTGGAAAATCATATGCGATGCTAGTCGATCCGCTACGCTACTGTGCAAATGCAAATCACAGAGCACTCTTAGTAAGGAGGACTATGCCTGAACTAAGAGACTTAATTCAAAAGTCTCAGCTATTATATGGAAAGGCATATCCAGGTGCAAAATGGAGAGAACAAGAAAAAGAGTGGCGATTCCCATCAGGGGCAAAGATAGAGTTTGGTTACGCAGAGAACATGACAGACGCTTTGAGATACCAAGGTCAATCATACACATGGATAGGAATAGACGAACTTCCACAATATCCTTCGCCAGATATATATAATTTTTTAAGATCTTCTTTAAGATCCGTTGATAAGACAATTCCTGTCTATATGAGAGCAACAGGAAATCCAGGAAACGTAGGATCACAATGGGTACGAGAAATGTTTGTTGAACCCAGTGAACCAAATACAGCGTTTGATGTAGGGATAGATACACCTAACGGAAAAAAATATATTACTAGAAGATTTATACCAGCTAAGTTACAAGATAATCCTTATCTGATGCAGACTGATGATTATTACATTATGCTTGCATCTTTACCAGAAGTACAACGTAAACAATTTTTAGATGGAGATTGGGATGCATATGAAGACTCAGCTTTTCCAGAATTTAGTAAAACAACCCATGTGGTCGAACCTTTTGAAATACCTAGAGGTTGGTATAAGTTTCGTGCTGCTGACTGGGGTTATTCTTCTCCTGCTTGTGTTTTATGGTTTGCTGTTGATTATAATAATAATCTATGGATTTATAGAGAACTATATACTAAAAAAGTTACAGCAGATACTTTTGCACGTCAGGTCTTAACTTTAGAGAATGGAGAATATATACACTATGGTGTATTAGATTCTAGTACATGGGCAAAGAGAGGTGATGTAGGTCCAAGTATTGCAGAGACTATGATTAGAAATGGTTGTAGATGGAGACCATCAGATAGATCACCTAAAAGCAGAATTAATGGTAAATTAGAAATACATAAACGTTTGCGTGTAAATGACAAAGAGCCAGGCGTTAGAATATTTAAAACTTGTAAAAATCTAATTAGAACTTTAGGTTCATTACCAACAGATGATAAGAATCCCGAAGATGTAGATACGAATGCAGAGGATCATGCTTATGATGCATTACGTTATGGTTGTATGAGTAGACCAACACATCCTAAATACGCAGAAAGATTTAGAACATCATTTACTCAAGATAGCTATCAAATGGCTGATAACAAATTTGGATATTAATGCCACTAAATACAAAAGGTAAAAAAATTAAAAAAGATATGGAAAAAAGATATGGCAAGAAAAAAGGCCAGTCTATTTTCTATGCAATGGAAAACTCTGGGAAATTAAAAGGTGTCAAAAAGAAAACTTCCAGAAGTAAATAAAAGAATTTTTCCATACGATTTAGTAATCGCTTGGTGGGAAGATATTGTGGCTGATTCAATTTGGGTTAGTATACCTGATATAAAAAAATCAACTACAGCTATCTGTTGTACAGTTGGTTGGCTTATGAAGCAAGATGATAAAGTTACAATTTTAATGTCTGATTTTAATTTTGAATCAAACGGAGAAATAAAAGAAGGTGGTGGTCATACTACAATACCAACTAAAAATATATTAAAGATTAAGAAAATAAAAATATAACAGGAGAACACAATGGAAACTAAATTTGATCCTAAAGCTAAAGTTAAACAAGGACAGTTCAGTGATGCTACTGAAGGTAAGCAACCTAACAGAGAAGCAATGAACCTTGATTTTTCACAGCACACAAGAAGAAAAGGTGAGCCTTTTCAGTACGACCAAGATGTGCCTACTAAATCAGGTTCTGAACACGTTCAAGATTCTTTGTTTAGAATGGCTGACGAAAAAGATTACTAATGAGTCTTGGGCCCAAGAGCAATTATATACCTGTTATCTATGCAGGCACAAAAAAGAAAAAATATAATAAAAAGAATCGTAAGAAAACTAAAAAGAAAAAAACGTAAATGATAATACAGGGAGATATGACTATGTTAAAAAGATATATGCACGGAGAACTAGCACCTGATGAAGCAAAAAAACCAAATGAACCACTAGCAATAGATGCTAACTCAAAAGTTAAGCAAGGAGCTACAAGTGGAGATGGTAATGATGCTAAAGGTAAGTCTAAATCAAAAGTAGATCCAGCAATCTTTAGAATGGCTGAAGAAAGAGATTACTAATTTAAATGGACGAAGATAAAAAAAATGATAACGGCTATCACGCTGAA